GGCGACAGCACTCGATGCTTTAAGTTTGACGTCTCCGAGCTAATTCGTGGCGACTTCCAGGGCGAAGTTGAGGCTTACAGCAAACTGCTGACTATGGGCGTTATGTCTCCCAACGAAGTTAGGTCACGCCTGGATATGAACCCCCGCGAAGGTGGGGATGACTATGTCAGCGACAGTAACAACCTGACATTCGGTAACGAAGACGAGCCTCAGCAAGAACAACCCCAAGAAGAGCAGAACCAGGAGGACACACCAGATGGTGAACCTAGTTCCTACTGAGCAGATGGCCGCAAATGCAAAACGCGGCCTAGCGATGCGGCGTGAGTACAACCGAGGTGGTACAGCAGTTGGCGTAGCCAGGGCAAGAAGCATTGCCAATCGTCAAAAGCTTAGCCCTAAGACAGTAAACCGCATGGTTTCGTTTTTTGCGCGTCACGCAGTTGATTCTGAGGCTGAGGGCTACCGATCAGGTGAGCCAGGATATCCATCGGCTGGAAAGATCGCCAATCTACTTTGGGGAGGCCCCGCAGCTTATGCCTGGGCTAAACGAAAGCAAACAGAACTAGAGAAATCAAACGAGGTTCCTATGAAAAAGGTATTTCACCTTGAAAACGTCAAGCTTTATCAAGAAAACGACGAGCGCAAATTCGAAGGCTACGCCAGCACGTTTGGCAATATGGACCGTCAAGGCGACGTTGTCGATTCTGGAGCTTTTTCAAAAAGCCTGGCTGACCACGGCATACAGAAAACTATGCCAGCGATGCTTCTACACCACGATTTAAAGCGTCCAATTGGCCGCTGGACATCGATGGTAGAAGACCAAAAAGGCCTACGAGTCACCGGCACATTAACCGCTGGCGTTCGCGATGCCGATGAGGCCTACGCATTACTTAAAGACGGAGCCATAAATAGCATGTCTATTGGCTACCGAGTGCGCGATGAGGAGTACAACTCGCGCAGTAAAGCTAATCACCTTAAAGAGATTGATCTGCATGAGGTCTCTTTAGTGACTATTCCCGCCAACGCTTCGGCAGTCGTATCGGCTGTTAAAGACGAGGCCGGAGACATCAACATCCGCGAATTAGAGACTGTCCTGCGCGACGCTGGGCTCTCTAGAAAAGAAGCAAAGGCCATTTTGGCTGACGGCTTCAAGGCGCTAGATGTTGATGAAGAGGAGTTGATTGAGAAGGCTCAAGATGAGTGTGACGCTCAAATCGAGATTGATCATCAGCGACTCAAGGCGATGCTGGACAAACTAACCATCATCAAATCCAAACCCACGCAATAGGTAATTGTTATGACAGAAGAAACAAAAACTGTCGAGGACGTTTTAGTTGCATCGGTAGAGGACGTCAGCCTCGAGGTCGTTGAGAAGACCATCGATGAGGTTGTGTCTAAGAACGAAGCCGTGACCGCTGAAAACGCGTCTCTCAAAGCTGAAGCTGAAAAAGCCTCAGAAGAACTAGTGGCTATTAAAGCCGATCTCGAAGAGATCAAGGCCAAGCAAGCCGCCCCAACTTTCATCCGCAATCTTGGAGATAAACAAGACATGGAATCTAGAGATTTATTCAAGACCTTTATCAAGGAAGGCGCTGACGGTCTGCGCAGCAAAGCTGCTGACCTCCAGATCTCAACCGATGCTCAAGGCGGCTACGCTTTGCCAGAAGAGCTCCGTCAAGAGATCATCAAAATCCAACACGAAGTATCACCGATGCGTCAGGTATGTTCTGTCGCCCAGGCCGCTACTACAGATGTTAAGCAACTCGTTAGCACAGGCGATGCCGCTTCTGGATGGGTTGGTGAGACTACTGCACGCGCACAGACTGATTCACCCGAATTGGCTCAGCGCACTGCAACCTTTGGTGAAGTGTATGCACGTCCTCGTGTATATCAGCACCTCATCGAAGACGGCTTCTTCAATGTAGAAGATTGGCTGCTTGGCGAAGTTGCTCGTCAGTTCTCAGAAGCAGAGGGCGTAGCCTTCTTGTCTGGCAACGGCACCAACAAGCCCGTCGGTATCTTGAACGGTCTGACTTTAAACGCAGACGGTGCGGCTAATGACGGCACGGGTGCATTTGAGGTTCTGAACACAGGAACTAACAACGCTTTGGCAGCTTCAGACTCAGCCACTATTGAGTTCTTACGCACTGTCGTTAAGGCAGTTAAGACTCCATATCTACCTAACTGCCGCTGGATGATGAACAGATCTACCCACCAGGCCCTCATCAACCTCAAGAACAGCGATGGCGAGTACTTCCTCCAGCGTGATCTCACGCAAGCTGGTGCAACGTCTTTGTTCGGCCACGGAATCGTTATTAACGAAGACATGGACGGAATCGATGAGGCAGCTCACAGCGCACCAATTATGTTTGGTGACTTCGCTCGTGCGTTCCAGATCGTCGACCGCGTTGACGTAAGCGTCCTACGTGACCCCTACACCAACCCAGGATCGGTAATGTTCTACAGCCGTAAGCGTGTTGGCTCTATGGTCCTTGACGCACAGGCAATGAAGGTTGTGGGCGTAACACACGCTTAATTAACAGTTGAAGGAGAAATGCTATGGCAGACCCCGTGACTTTTGCAGAAGCGAGACTTCACTTGCGTCTGCCTAGCACCATTGACAGTGATGAACAGGCAGAGATCGAACGTATGATTTCTGTAGCGACTGAATACGCTGAGTCGTTCACCAATCGAGTCTGGTCTACAGGTTCGAAGACGGTTTACTTCGATGCGTTTCCGCTACGCGGTAGTCGTAACAAGCTTGGTTTGTACTTGCCTGGTGGCAAGATCAGCGGCATCACGTCTGTAACCTACTATGACTCGGACTATGCCCAGCAGACGCTGGCGAGCTCCTTGTATCGTTTAGTAGGCGCTACAGATTTGGCTTACCTTTACCCAGCTATGGGTAAGGTCTGGCCTACCGATGTCGCTGATGAACCAAAGCATGTTGCGGTGACTTACGCGCTAGATGGTTCAGTTTCTGTTCCAGCTTCCGTCAAGCAAGCTATCTTGCTGGTTATGGGATCACTGTATGAGTACCGTGAAGACGGCATTATTGATAATGCTGGTTTGGCGCTTGTGAAAGCCCCAAAAGGTGCTGATGACCTTCTCTCTCCATACCGACTACGCATAGCGTAAGGGGGGACAATGAGAGCAGGTTCACTGAGGCATACAGCAACTATCTATCAACGTGCAACTTCACCTGATGCCTACGGAGCTCTTGACCACACCATGACTGCTGATTCTGTCACTCACAAGTGCAGTATCAAACAACGAACTTTTAGAGAGCGTGCAGAAAATGGTCAGTTAATGAGTCGGATCGAGTTCGAGCTACAGTTCCGCTATAGCCCCGAACTTGAGCTGTTAAATCCCGGCGCTCAAATCAGCGTTGCTGGTCGCTTACTTGAGGTTCTGAGTAGTTCAGACCCAAAGGGTAAACGTCAGAACGTGGTGATCTATGCGGAGGACGTCAGATGATTGACCAGTCCCTCCGTACTTACATCCTTGGTGATTCAACCATCACTTCAAAGATAGCTACTAACGGCGTCTACCCACAACGGCTACCGCAGGAAGTCGACAAGCCTTGCATCGTTTATACGGTTCAAGACGGAATCGAAAGCCTGGTCGCTGGGGGTGTGTCGGCGTTACGTCGTTATCAAGTTGACCTGACAGTCTTCGCAGAGAAGTACAGCGATATGCGTGAGATTACTCAAGCAGTCGTAGCTTCTATGAACGGCCTGTCTACAACGCAAAGTGGTGACCTAATCCAGGGGTGCCGTATCCACAACATCGTCAATGATTTTGAGGAAACCCTTCAACTATATACATCAACCTTAGACCTAGTCTTAATCGTTAAGGAGAGCTAACGCAATGGCAGCAATTCAAGCGCCCTTCACAGGGCAAGAAACAAAGCTGTATGCGAAAGCGAGTGCTCATACACTCGCCAGCCTCGTTTCTGGTGACTTAGTCGGTGAAGTTCAGAACATCGGAGACATGGAGCTCTCCGCGAACGTAATCGAAGTCAGCAAATACGGGTCAGCATACAAAGGTAAACTGGTAGGCCAGAAAGACAGTGGCACAATTGATATTAGTCTTAACTGGGTTCCAGACTCGTCTACACAATCAGCACAAGCATTGATGCAGTCGTCTTACTCATCAGGCGCGAAGGTCTACTTCGTTGTCGTATGGGCGGACGCTGACACAGGCTTAGCTGCGTGTGAGTTCGGCGGGTACGTCCAAAGTTACAGCATCAGCCAGCCACTGGAAGATGTCGTCACAGTCAACGTGAGCATCAACATCGATGGTGCGGTTACGTTTGATACTGACGGTACTTTAGGCGGTTAAATATAGCGGGACACTTCTAACGGGGTGTCTCGTTTTTTTTGGTCAGGAGGAGATAACAGATGGCACTAAGTAGAGATCAAATTTTAGGAGCGGTTGACTTTAACTTTGTCGACGTAGACGTCCCTGAGTGGGGCGGCAGCGTTCGGCTGAGAGGTCTGTCCGCAGCAGAGCGTGATGAGTTTGAGGCAAGCCTTGGTGTTAGCCAGGACTTAGTCAACATGCGAGCACGGCTTGTAGTGAACTGCCTGGTCGATGAGAACGGCGACAAGCTGTTCAAGTCTAGCGAGGCAAAAGAGCTAGGTAAGAAGAACGGCCAGGTAATCAACATGCTGTTCGACGAAGTCAGAAAGCTGTCAGGTATGGCAGACGAAGACTTAGGAATCGCTGAGGGAAACTAAAAGACCCAGTGCGGCGATTTAAGTTTCGCCTGGCACTCGCATTGGGTATGACCGTCAGGCAGCTAGAGACACAGATAGAAAGCTCTGAGCTATTAGAGTGGATGGTGTTCTTTGGTCTTGAGCCCTGGGGGTCTGTCCGCGAGGACTATAGAGCTGGGCTTATCACCGCAACGCTTGTAAACGTCAACGGCGGCAAGAAAGGCGGTAAGCCAGCTCAACCCGACGATTTCTTTACGCTTTACAGTCGACACAGCAACAGACGACAAAGCAACCAACAACAGATGAACATCTTTAAACGGATTGCGGAGTTTCAAAATGGCTGATGATTTTACGATAAGGCGACGTAACGGAAAGATATACAACGAATTCACAGTCGAAGGCTTAAAGGACATCGAGAAAGAATTCATGCGGATGGAAAAAGAGCTCCGCACGCTGGAAGGTCAGTCAGCTATGACGTCAGCTATGAAACCTGTGATGGCAAACGTGAAAGGCAACCTTCGACGTCAGGGGCTCACGGATACTGAGTCTCTACTCCGTTCAGGAAGAATCACAAACGGTCACGTCAAGCCCCAAGACTTGGTCTGTGATGTTCGATTCGGAACTGACAAACGTGGTAGCTACAAACGTAATGCACGAGCTACAGCCAACAAGAAAGGTGACCGAAAGCCAGCCTACGCTCTGCAAAACGAGTACGGCACCGAAGACAGCGCCTTCGGCCCGACAAAGGAACGACCGTTTATGCGCCCAGCATTTGACGGCAAAGAAGTGCAGATAGCAGAGAGACTAAAACAAAGACTAAAGAATCGAATAATTAGATTCAAACTACCGTAAGAGGCTTACGATATGGCTACTTCAGTACTAAGAACGCTCGCAATACGCTTGCGGATGAACTCAGCGGCCTTTCGTAAAGACGTTGACCAGGTAGACAAGCGCTTTAAGAAAATGACGTCGAGTATGCGTCGGAGCTCTATGCAGTTCCAAAATAGCCTAGGACAACTAGGCGTCACGCTTGCCAGCGGCTTTGGTATGGCGGCAGTCGCTAACGCAGCAGATGAAATGACCAACCTGCGTAACAAGATGAAAGCGACATTTGAGACAAGCCGTGAAGTTGCCATAGGCATGAATCAAATACGATCAATCGCCAAGGCATCGCGCTCAGACCTATCAAGCGTCGGTACGCTTTATCAGCGTATTGCTGTATCTACAAAACACCTGGGAACAACGCAAAGAGAAGTAGCAGACGTTACTGAGGTCATCACGAACTCATTCTTGATGTCAGGCACAACGGCATCAGAAGCGGCTAACTCAGCACGCCAATTTGCCCAGGGTTTAGCCAGTGGGGCTCTTAGGGGAGATGAGTTCAGGAGCGTCAGCGAGAATAACGTCGTACTAACAAACATGCTGGCCGATGGTCTAAACATGACGGTCGGTGAGCTACGTAAGTTCAGTCACGAGGGCGGACTTACCGCAGAACGTATCCTACCGATACTACGTGGCGAGCTAGAGGGAACACGGGAAGCCATCTCGAATATGGACGTGACACTTTCCCAGGCTAGAACATTATTCAACAACTCCTTTACCGAGATGGTTGACCGAGTCAACTCAGCGTTTAATGTCACCAATAAACTCGCAGTTGTAATTAAAACGCTTTCGGAAAACATACACATCGTAACCGTTGCCGCAGCAGGTTTAGCTACTGTACTGCTCACCAATGTGGTTCGAGGCTTCTTAGCTTGGATCGTAATGTCTACAGCGGCGACTGTATCTGGTATTGCTGGTTTTGGGGCCTCGATCTACTACATTATTAAAGCAGTAGGTAGGCCTTTTTTGGCGGCACTAAAACTTGCTGGAGGCGCACTTAAAAAGTTTGGTCTGGCGTTAATGGCTAACCCTGTGGCTTTGACTGTGACCGCCGTTCTAGCGTTGGGAGCGGCTCTGATTTACCTGCAAGAGCGTTTCGCTGTGTTCGAAAACTTTGGGATTGCTCTCGGTAGGATAAAAGACATAGGTTCAGAGGCGTTGGCCGGTATTAAGCTAGGCTTCGAGAAAGCGTTACTAAGTGGCCAACACTTTATCGCGGGACTAGGGGAAAAAATAGCCGGATTCCTGCGTGGCCTGGGGCAGGACAGTATAGCTAATGCTATAGCGCCTGATGAGGGCACTGCTGAGCTGCAAAAAAGGCTAGACAAAGTAGGCACACAAATAAAAGCAGCCAACGCCCGGTACACAGCTCTTCTCGACAATCCTATAGGCTTTATAAGCGGTGACGACGGTGCCTCTCCAGTTGACGCTATCAAAACTAAAGTAGCAGAAATGATGTCAGCTTTAGGTATGGGTGACGGGGGTGAAGGCGGCGGCATGGGCGGCATGTTCACCGGCATTGTTGAGAGCTTTAACTCAATGGGCGACAGCGTCATGACCAAGATGGCTGAGATGTTTCCCGGCCTAGTTAAGTTCTGGCAAGTGCTTAAAGGGGGCAACCCCGACCCAGTCGAGGCAGAAGCTGGTGCCGCAGAAGACGGTCCAATGTCGTGGGCTGAAAAATGGCAACTAGCACTTGAGAAGTTTGGAGAAGCTTGGCAGTCGCTAAAGACGGGAGCTGGTGGTGCTATCGACAAGCTGAAAGAAAAGTATCGATCGCTTGATGACGTGCTGATGGCTGGAGCGCAGAAGTCTAAAAAGATCGCTGCAATTCGCCGGGCTATCTTGCTGAAAGAAGCAATCATGCAAGGAAAGGCCGCAATACTTAAAGCTTGGAACAGTGCTCCATTCCCCGCAAACCTGCCTGGCGTTCTATTAACCACAGCGCAGACTGGCTTGGTTATCCGGGACATCATGAAAGGCCAGGCACACGACGGCATGGATTCGTTACCGTCTACAGGTACATACATGCTTGAGAAAGGTGAGCGTGTTCTGTCGACTAGAGCGAACCGTGATCTAACAAGTTTCCTAGCTAATAATAATCAAGGTAGTAAAATGAAAGGGCCAGAGAGTGTCACGCTACAAGTTAACGGCGTGTCTGACCCAGACCTAGTGGTCAATGCTCTTGCTTCACGAAGAGGTGAGCTGGAAGCAATGATCCGGTCGATAAGCGCTGAAAACGTGCGCGTATCACCCTTTTAGGAGTAACAAATGATAACTATACCTAGCAGCGTCAATACAGCTTTAGCGTCCAGCACCTACAGGACTTCACTGCTGGTGCATCTCCCTGGAGTTGGTTTTAAAATCACCGACAATCACAAGCCGATTACCTACAACTCAACGACTTACACAACGTCGGATGAGGTCGTACTGAAAACCAGCAACGTCAACAGGACGACGGACATCGCCGCTAACAGCTACACGCTAACTTTTGCTGGCGCAGACAAATCGGCATACCAGGAATACACCAATAGCGGTACTGACTACGTTAGGCACGTCGGCAAGACAGGCACTCTCTACCTCGCGTTTCTGGATGACAACTACGAGTTGTTGGATTCTGGAAGCGTCATAGAGCTGTATACCGGCGTGGTCGATACCTGGGAACTCAATGAGACATCAACTACCAGCGAGTTCTCAGTCAAGTTATCAAGCCACTGGGCCACGTTTGAAGTGACCAACGGTCGCTTTACGAACAGCAGCAGTCAGCAGGAGTACTACCCAGGGGACGAGATCTTCAAGTACTCACATCAAGAGAAATTACCGATTAAATGGGGTAGCTAGTATGGTTTGGGGCATTATTGCAGCAGTAATCGCGGTCGTTGCTTCCGCTGGCGTGTACTACCAGCAGAAGAAGATGGAAGCCCAGGCGGCCAAGCAAGCACAGGAAGCTAAAGCCGTACAAGTTAGCGGCCACGACAGTAACCGTGGTCTGTATACCGTCTACGGTCAGACGCTTGTTGGCTCTACAATTGTGTGGAAGCACGTTAGCGATAAAGAGGCTAGGATTACGCAAAGCGGCTTTACCACGATCTCTGCCGCTACTGGTTCCGAGCTAACAACTAACAAAGACCACAAAAACAATAGATGGTTGTACCGTGCTGTTACTTTATGTAACGGACCTGTTACCGACATTACTAACGTAACGATTGATGATGAAGGCTACCGATCGCCTCGCTTTACTAACAAAACCAATAAACACTTTGCTACTACATACAGTGTCGGTCCTACAGCCGGACAAAACTTTTCGGCACTACGAAGCGCTTACTCGTCCGACTTTTACGGATGGGCCAGTGACGCTGCGGGTAAAGGTGTCGCCTACGCAATGGAGCGACTCTATTTACACAAAGACAAACCAGCTTACCAGGGCGAGCCGCAGACACGATATAGAGTTAAAGGCCGAGCGCTGTATGACCCGAGAAAAGACTCAACATCGTCAGCCTACAACTCTAACTTAGGCACTAGCTCGCATCGAGCTGACACAGCCACAACCTGGGAATACTCAGATAACCCCGTCCTAGCGCTTTTGGATTACATGCGTTCCGAGGAGTACGGCAGAGGCCTAGACCTAGCAGTAATTGATATCGACAGCATCGCTACGTCGGCTGATAAGTGCGACGTCTTGGTCGACATCCCACATAGGCTTGCCAACGATACAGGTTCAGTCGTCACCTACTATGACCCAGAGACCGGCGAAACCTATATTGTCACCGTCAACGGTGATTACCCGTACTATCGCGCCGATCAACAAACCACAGGGACCAACGCCAACAAGCAGCGACGCTTTAGAATTAACATGGCGGTCGATCCTTCCAAGGAGATACTCGACAACATTCAAGAAATCTTGAACGTGTTTAGAGGAAACCTTAGCTACGCAAACGGCACTTACTTTGTGCACATGGCCGACGTTGCTAGTCCAGTACTTACGCTTAATGATGACGACATCATAGGCGGGTTGAAGATAGCCAACGGCGACCGCTCACAGCGGATGAACCGGGCTACAGTTAAGTTTATTAACCAGGCTAAACAATACAAGACGGACCAAGTGAGCTGGCCGAGCTTAGACAGCAACGAAGACGGAGGCCTGTACGCGACCTACCTGACGCAAGATGAAGACGAAAAGCTGCACCGGACATTTACGATTAAGGGTTGTACCGACTTTTACCAGGCACAAGACACGGCTGAGTTCTTAGTACGCGACAGTCGTTCTAATCTCTCGGTTAGCGGCACATTTGGAAGCCGCTGTTTTGGTCTTATACCTGGTGATGTTGTAGCGCTTGATTACGATAGTTCTGGGTTTAGTGGAAAGTACTTCAGAGTCATACAGACACAGGTCGACCTAGTGTCGATGAATGTAGGGCTACAGCTCAAAGAGTACGACAGCAGCGTCTACACCTGGAACACTAATAGAGGCAATGAACCCCTCGGCTTGTCCTGGCAGGAAGAAGTCGTAAACGCTGACCCTACAAACCTGACAATTGGAACAATTGCGACAAACACTACAACAAGATCGGACGGCTCAGCATCACAAACGCTGACTATTCCGTTTTCGGAAGTTCCCGAAGCCGCTCAGTACGTCGAGATTGGCGTAGCCATAAACAACACTACCGAATACGAAACGCATTTGGTTTTTGACACAGAAAACCAGACTCAAGCAGAAATACCTATTGCTCGCGACAATCAGACTTACGCAGTGAGAGCGCGTTACTTTGCGACAAACAGCTATGGCACCTTAATGCCATCAGCTTACACAGAAACAACACACACAGTAGCTAGTCTCAGCGGAACTAAGCTTGATGGTATCGAGTCCGGCGCAACACAAAACACAGGTGCTTTGGCTGACCTAGATACAGTAAGCGCTGATGAAATTGACGACCAGGCCGTCACCATAGCTAAGCTGGATACGTCGCTCCAATCGACTAACTACCAGGCTGGTGTCTCGGGTTGGAAGCTTACGAAAGCTGGCGTTTTTGAAGCGGGTAGCGGTACGTTTAGAGGCGCACTCACTGCTACGTCACTTGACGTGCAGAATGCAACTGTCACGGGGACGCTTAGTGCAAACAATATTGCAATCGACGGCGTAACTCTGGACACAAACTCTAGCGGCGAAATCATTATAAAAGACGGCGGCGTCGGCAATAGCCAGATGGGTGCAGATTCAGTCGCCGCAAGAAATATTATTGAAGGCTCTGTTTCCAAGGTAAACCCAGTCACGCAGAGTCAAAACGTCTACCGTTGGGGTGGCTTTGACGATGCAGGTAATGTTGTCAACGCGGTGCCGTCTGGAATTACGCTTGAGTATGACGCTACAGAACAGGCGCTTGAACTACGTAATGACGGAAACGTGGGCATGCGTTCTGACACCTTTGTCATAGACCAGAACTCTATTTACAAAGTGTCCATGACGATTAAGAAAACAGGTGGGTCTTGGTACGTCGGGTTATTCCAAAACACCTCATTCGTTCAGGGTGTTGTGTCAGATGGAGGCAATGTACAAACGCAGGTTAACTTTACGCTTTACTCTGGCGCAGATAGAACAGAAACAACATCCACAAATGCTTATTTTGCTACTGGTAGTGGCCCTGCCGTCACGTCATATACGAACTTTGTGTTTTACATACTAGGTGCCAATGTCGACATTGATGAAGTGCCTCAAGCTTCTATCACATATGGCCATCCTTATTTAAAGGTTGCGGGTGACGCCTATAAGCATGTCGGGTTAAGGATACTAAACTGGAGTAACGGCGGTACGCCAAACAGTCTATTCGTAAAAGATTTGTCTGTCGTTGAAATGACGGCCACCACGATTATCGCGGAGAACATTAGCACTACTAACCTCGCCGCCATCAATTCTAATTTGGGGGCCATCGACGCGGGATCTATAGACATCGGCGGCGGCAACTTTACGGTAAGCACCGCAGGTGCTATGACCGCCACAGGAGCCACAATAAGTGGCGGCATAACAGCAACATCTTTAACTCTTGATAGCTCAGTAAGCATAGCTTCTGGTAACTTAGATTCCACGGTTGTAAGTGGCGCGGCGGCTGGTGCTACAGCCAACCAAGACGCAACCTCAACTATCTTAGGCGGCAACCACACAGGCACAGTCAACAACGTAGCGGCGAGCACTGTTACCTCGGGAGCGGCGGCTGGTGCTACTGCGTTACAGATATCAGACATCTCTGAAATCATTAGCGAAGGCAACATTCCCACTGGCAAGCTGACCTTAAATAGCTCTGGTTCTAAGACAGTTACACTAAACGGAAACAACTTTACCTCTAGTGGTGGCACTGACAACACATGGGACACGCACGTTTATTCGTCAGAGCATTACACCTCACCTTTGGTGCTTCAGTTTGAAGTAGGCACTACTGGTTTACGGTATATGGTTGGCTTAAATGAAGACCCAACGATCAATACCTCATACAGTTCTATTGACTACGCCTTCTATCAAGCCGAAAACAGTTTCACGATCTATGAAAGCGGGTATCAACAGACACCTAATGGCGGTGCTTTTACTTACGCCACTGGGGACAAGCTGTCCATCGTCTATGACGGAACAAACGTATATTACTACCACAACGAGACGCTAAAGCGGACTGTAAGCAACGTAGGGACTAAAGACTTTTATTTTGATTCATCGCTTTACGACAACAACCAAATGTCAATTAACGACATACGGTTTGCACCCATTGCTAACATTGATTACGGGTCTGTCGGCGGTATTAGCATTGAGCCAAACCGCCTATACGCTGGCACAGGCACATGGGCTAATTCCAACACAGGGTTTTATCTCGACAACACCGGTAAGTTCAGCTTAAAAGATAAAATGTTTTTCAACCCGGCCAACAACACGTTGACGGTTGATGGCAATATCACAGCTGACGTTATTACAGCGAAGCAAAACCTAGTCGTTCTCGGTGATCTACAAGCAAGCAGCGTGGCTGTCGGCTCTATCACTAGAGCTATGCTTTCCCAAGATGCTTTAGATGAAATCTTTGGATCGCTGGCGTCTTCGGTTGGCGGCTCTAACGGGGACTTTAAAGAAGGATCAGGTACGTTCACTACCTCCGGTGGCTCGGTAACTTTAGGCACTTCGTCCGATAAGTTCGATCACGGTGTGTCTAATGTCGACGTTGAGTTCAACATCAACACTTTCTTTTACACAACAACTAACTACACACAAGCCCAAGCCCAAGCAACGCTTACGTTCGAGGCAACTGCTGACGGTACGTTCAACGACTTAAACTCAGCCGATAAAACGCACACTTTGCAGTTTAACGAGTACGACCTAAGCTCGTATTATGGCTATACGTACCTGGTCTATCACATCAACACGGCAATCACTAAGACGTTTACTAGCGGCTCTGGTAGTGATCTTACTGACAACGTAGACGTTCAGTTCAGAGTCGCCGTATCTGGCGTCGGCTCTGCGTTTACTGGACAGACAGTTCCCTTCGACGTTGCAGCCAACGAAGGTGTAACTGGCGTTACATCAACCGGCGGTAACGCGGACACGCTGGACAACCTAGACTCCACCGCCTTTCTACGTAGCAACGTAGATGACACGTTCGACGGCGATCTAACAATTACAGGTCAGCTAATCCTCAACGGCAGTATCGACCAGTACAACGTCACAGACCTGGACGTTACTGACAAGACGATAACCGTAAACAGCGGAAACACGCAGTCACTATCTGACGGCGCTGGCCTTATCGTTGATCGCGGCACTGCGGACGATGCGAGTTTTCTCTGGGATGAGACCCATGACGAATTTGATATTAGCAACAGCGTCAAGATAACAGGCAGTCTCGGCGTCACAAACATCGTCACCAACAAGGTCGTTAAATACAACGGCACAATCCTAGACGATTCAAACATCACAGATACTGGAAGTCTGATTACTCTAGGCTCTGCAACTACCGTTTCTAGCGATCTTTCTGTCACTGGCGACCTCAAGATGGCGGGATCGGACTCCTACATCTGGACGCCCGATACTACGACAGGATTCACAGGCTTTTGGGACTCTAGTAACTCACGTATCGCGGCTCGTTATCGAAATGACTTTGGGGGCTGGGGTATATTAGGCGACCCAGAGAGCGGAACTGAGTTAAAAGTACACGGCAAGATCAAAGCTACGGACTTTCAAGTCTTCAAACAAACTGCCGCCGGTGGCGGTAACAACAAAACCAATAATTGGAATCAAGTACACGCCGCTATATCTGACAACAGCGGAGCATCCACATACATCATTTTGGACACTGCGGTTCCTCAAGACAATCACAGCATGGGGGGCTTCACGTTAATCTGTTTTAACGAGTACGACGATCACTCCGAGGGCGACGTTGTTCATATCTACGGATACTTTACCTCTGAGGCCAATGGCGGCTTCGGTGGGTTTAGGTACGTTTGTAGTAACCCAGATTTTGAGCCAACAATTCAAGTGGCGCGAAACTCTAGCGGAAACACGGCATTCCTCATTAGTGGGTTTGATGACACCCGCTATACGGTCATGGTGGCCAAAGATCTTTATCTTGGGTATTTAGCCAGCAATGCGGCGGCATCTTGGGGCGATGGCTGGGCGTTCTCGCAAGCGAGTAGTACGTCAGGCTATACAAACTTAGACACACTCGAACGTATTGGCATAACTGACACTCAGATATCCAACATCGCGACTGCCTACAACTACTCACAGGTCGGTCACTTGCCTCTGAGCGGCGGCACTCTTACAGGGTCGCTGACGGCAGGAAATACTATTGTTGGTGCCGGTGGCAACATCTCAATGGATGCTTCAGCTAACGGTCATTTAGAGATTAACGGTAGTGCCTACACCGGCGCTATAGCACTTGACGGTAATGACATGCACTTCTATCACAACTCGGCAGAACGCGGGATTGTGTTTGGAACTAACGAGACTAATAGAGTCAAGATAACATCATCGGGCCAACTCGAGACGTACTACGACTTAAATAGCTACCAAGCTCAGAAATGGTATGTCTCAACGGCCGACTCGGCGCACCAACGTATGGATGTTCGGGACGAGGGAATTGAATCACGCGCACACTGGTATGGAGTTAGAAGCAACGCCGCTACATCAAACTTCCGTCACGCTTGGTACGACGGTAATAACTACATCAACGTCACTGCTTCAAACAATCAAGTATTGTTTCAGCCTGACGGCACTCAATCCATCAGTCTAAACTTAAATTCAACCTCAACATCAAGCAACCCGGCGTTCCTGCTTCTGGGCGGCAAGAACTCTTCAAGCCAAGATTTTAGGCTAGAAATCGCTAATAGAGGCGCTCACAATACGGCGGCTTTTGCAGACAAAATAGACTTTAGCGTCTATAACAACGGCACTTATTACTACTCAGCCTTGCGCTTTGACCTTTATGGTGGCGTAGAAACCAAGCAACACATCGGAAACGCTGCATCGCCTTACGCCAGCGATGATCGGTACTTTAAGTTTACAAACGATGTTGCGGGCAAAAGCGGCACACTGGTCACGGCTGACAACGGCAACACTTGGTTAAACGCTGACGGCGGAAGAGACCTTTGGCTGAACTGGTACAGCCTTAACAGTCCGACCTCAAGAGCTAACGTGCAAGTAGGCGACGGTTATGGCGGATCAGCAATTCTTGCTGTTGTGGGCGCTGACCGTCGCGTTGGGATACTAGACACCAGCCCAGAGTACCCCTTAGATGTGACTGGCGACATACGTAGCACGGGAACAGTACGTGCTGACTCCGGCATCAACGTCCATAGCGGTCGCATACTTACCGCCTCTAGTAACCAGACAGGCGGCGGTAATGTTGAGACGTACTTCAGGCCTGATGGTAACGACAATCATCAATGGCGTTTAATTGCTGGTGGAACCAATACAGGCTACGGCACAGGCGCAGGTGGCTTAGGCTTTTACTATACAAGCTCAGTGAGCGGCTCAAATGCTGACTACAACCTAATACTTAATGCAGACCAGACATCTACTTTTAAAGGCAAAGTAACGATCTCGCACTCTAACTTCGGCGCAGAGCCTTATGTAGGTTTAGAGGTGAAAAATCCGAGCAGCTCTGGCGACAGACTTACAGGTATCGCGGTTAATGCGGCCGTACAAAGTCATTACCGCTACATGCTCGGAGGCGTTACTAAGTGGCAATCGCGAGTCGGCGGTGGTGCGGCTATTGATGACTGGCGTCTGTATTCATGGACTACCGCATCGGACATTTTGACGGTCAAGCCAGAGGGCGAAGGCGAGTTAAGGCTATTCAAAACAGGTAGTGGCACCCAGTGGGCGGACACCAGCGGCACTGGCTCTATCAGTATCAACGGGTATGGCTCTAAAAGCAGTAGTTCAAACCCGACTGTCGCATTCTCTGCGGGTGCTGGCGGTTACGCTATGTTCTACCTGAACCGTATGATCGACGGATCGGAAACCTTCAGTGATAGCAGTGCGCGGTACTTTGATTTCTACCGTCAAGGCGCGTCCAAAGTTCGTATGGTCACAAGCGCCGCCGACGAGTTTGGCTTCTATATGGCTGGGTCTGGCTCGTTTAACGTGTGGAATAGCGGCGGCACTAACACTGTATCAGTAGCAAATTCAGGCACTACGACGCTCTACGCTTTAAACGTATCTAACTCCGCACAGGTCGGTGGTAGTAATATTTTCCACGCTGGCTACAGCAATACATGGGCGCAGATTCCAGCGGGAACGCGCACTAACTACACACTAAGATTCAAACCACCACAGAATAACTATGCTGGATTTGCGTTTGATGATGAAGATGCCACTCATGCTGGCTACCTTTTGATTCGGGGCGGTACCGATGCTGCGCCCACTTACAAAGCAAACGGCATCTCGCTCATCGCAGACGCAGGCTGGCTCACACTGGCACAAAGGACAACAACAAGTTCGGGCATACGCTTTGTAACGCAAAACACTACCAATGTAGGCGAGAGAGCGCAGTTTTCGGCCGGGGGAAACTTTCTTGTAGGCACAGCGGCTGAAGGCGGGCTGAGTGTAAATAGTGGGTCAATCCGTGCCGCAGGGACGATAGACACAGGAGTTGGCGGCAGCGCGGCATTTAGGCTCTATGACGGGACAACCTTTAAAGGTGGTTTCGGTTCAAGCCAGTGGGCAACAGGTGATAGCAGTAATCCCCATGTCGCATTATTTACTAACACTAATAAATCACTAGAAATCTATACAGGCGGCACGGTATCTGCCGGGTCTTCACGTATGACCTTTGAAGCAGACGGAACGATTGATAACCCTTCTGCAAAGTGGGCGAGAACTTATCATCAGGTAAGCGCTTATGCTTCTGGTGGAACAGATTATGACGTACACACTCATTGGGGTGTTTTGTGCGCTGGGTCAGATAGCAGCTCGCCGCTTGCCTACACAGTTATTGACACCAATATCAATCAAGACCAGTACCGAATGGGCGGCTTTACGCTTCTCGTTATGGACAACTATGGAAGTGCAGGCGGCAATTCAGGAAATCAGGCTAGGACACGAGCAAGAATTGATCTGGCGGGGTATTGGAACCCCGAAAATAATGGCGGGTTTCTCGGTTGGAATTACACAACGACCAACCCACGAGAGCGTCCAGAAATTTATGTCATGCGTAACAGCACCACCGGAAAGGTGGCGTTCGCATACAAGCATTCCGCCGTGGTTGGAGCGTCGTATCCTATCGTTGTGGCGTGCGATCTGTGGACAGGCTTCGCAAACTCAGCAGAAGCAGACGGCAAAAACTGGGGCATTAAGCAACAGTCCGATCTTTCGGGGTACACCAACAGCGATCAGGTCAACTACGTTGGCGGCAACGGTAACTACCAGAACAGCGACGGCAGTTTCGTTATTTCAAAATCCAGCGGAACGATGTTCTCGCACGGCTCGTTTACTGACGCGATTGGATATAACGGAAGCTATGGCACCTACATCGGCGGAGGTGGCCGATACGTTTACTCTGGAGGCTCTGGCACAGGTAACAGCGGAACGCACCCTTACTACTCGGACGGGGCTGGCCAACACAACATCCTCCACAACGGCGGCCAGATAGCCAACACGTTCAACGGCGATCACACTTTTACGAATGCGACTAGTAGTGGAGGTATAAAAGTAACAAATGACCAAAGCGGCGGCCCAGCAATCAAGATTCATTCTACAAATACGAATGGCACAGACTGGTGGCTGATATCGAACAGCAGTAGCAATACTAACGGAGCTGGCAAGCTACAGCTTTGGTCTAACAATAACTCCTTTACTGCCGCAACTTTTGGAGAAACAGCTAATAATCTCACCAGTTTGTACACACCAACCCGCATTCATGCGTCCACTAGTACAAACTTTCCGACCTTTACTTCACACACCTCTGGGTCTACAACGCCCACGCTTGTAGCTAACGCCAACGGCCAGAACGCTCACGCCTTAGTCGTAAATCAGCCAGTGGCGTCACATTGGGCGCAAATAATATCCACGCAAAGATATGGGCTTTTAATTGATAGCCATGCGTCCGACTCCACTACATATTTACTGCAAGCGTCTATTGCTGGAATTGCTCATTTTTTTGTCAAAGGCAACGGGGTAGTTCATCACCGTGGTACCACTGAGCACGGTGTACAAGGCGCCGTGCAAGGACACGCTTCTTACGCCGCTAACAGTAGTGACGGGGCCAACATTGACTACTACTCTCCGAACGGCGCTCAGGCCCACATGGACTGCCGTAACTCTGGCAACCACTCCATGTTGCACAAGTACACCTATGACGGAATACATGGATACGGACAGTATCAAGAAAACTGGTGGGACGGTGACAGCTACCATCAAATTGGCTCTATCAGTAACGCTATCAGAACCAACGGCGACTTTGTTGCAACCGGAAATGTCACAGCTTATGGCACGTACTCAGACCGCCGCCTAAAGGAAAACATCCGCCCGTTTGAGAGTGCTCGCGACCTAATCCGTGACGTTAACGTCCACAGATTTAACTACATCGGTAAGGATGACGATCTCATCGGCGTGATAGCTCAAGAGGTAGAGGAGACGTTGCCTGAGCTTGTCTATGAGCTAATAGACACGGACTCGAATGAAGTTAGAAAAGCAGTGCGCTACGAGCACTTAGCTGCTGTTCTCTTAGGTGTTGTCAAAGAGCAAGAGCAAGAGCTGAAAGAAATAAAGTCACTAGTTGAATCACTATTGGAGAAAATTAAATGATTACCTTTACCCTAAGAATTAACGACCTACGTGTCGTACAGCTTGAGGATAAGCCTAATACCGTATGCCACATAGATTATGAATATGTCGGTCTTGATGATACCGATCTAGCACACAGCTACCTTGGTTCACAACGGCTAGACACGGACAATATAGATTCTTTTTTAAGTTTCGATGAGTTAACAGAAGAGGTAGTTGTCGGCTGGCTCGAAGCTATATGGAGTGACACTCATTACGACCACATGAAGAAGCAGATCAATAATCGATTTGCAGCGCCAATAATCACAAGCCAACCGTTCCCCTGGGAGCCTCCGCA